GCAACAACAAGTACCACTATCTGGACTTCAAGCACCCGTCATTCATCAAGGAATTCAGCCCCACCACCACAACGACTGGAAGGCCGAAGTATTATTCCTTATTTGACGAAACAGCTTTTGAGCTGTCGCCTGTGCCAGATTCTGGTTATACGGCGGAGTTGCATTATCTGTTCAAGCCAGCGTCTTTGACGGTTGGCAGCGATTCAGGTACGACAATTCTGTCAACGGATCACCCTGATCCCCTGCTTTACGGCACCTTGGTAGAGGCTGCTGTGTTCCTAAAAGAAGCTCCTGACGTGATAGCCAACTTCGAGGCTCGGTTCAAGGAAGGTGTCGCTCGGATGAAGAATCTGAGTGAAGGCCGTGGAACCAGAGACGAGTATCGATATGACTTATTGCGTACAGGGGTAACCTAATTGGAACCAATCAAAGAGCTTGAAGGCAAGAAAGTAGCGATCATCGGTCTGGGAGCCTCTCAGATCGACTATGTTATCGGCAAAGAGAATAGCGTCGAATGGGACGAGGTTTGGGTGATTAACTCTGCCCTGTCGGTTTTCGACTGTGATCGTGTTTTTATGCTTGACCCCGCTAGTCGATTTTTAGATACCGATGATGCAGGCAACCAAACCGAAGTGATGCGAAAGCTCCTGCCTACGTTTGATAAGCCGATATACACCTGTGAGCTAGATGAGCGCGTACCTGCGCTGGTTGAATATCCGCTTGAAGAGGTCATCAAAGACCAACGCTGCGCTTACATGAACACGACGGTTTCTTATGCCTTGGCGTTTGCAGCGTGGAACAAGGTGGGCGAGGTCGATCTGTTTGGCATGGATTTCAGTTACAAAAACAACCTGCACTTCGCAGAGGCTGGCAGAGCTTGCCTTGAGTTTTGGATTTGCAAAATGATCGCCATCGGGATCAAGGTTGGCGTTAGCCCCAGATCGTCTTTGCTCGATCAGAACGTGCCGATAGAGGAAAGGCTCTACGGCTATCACCGACTACCAAACCCGAAGATAGCGATGCCAAATCCAGAGGGGGAGTGGGTGGTCTGCAACCGCTCAGAGCTGGCGCAGATGGTCAAAAAGCACAAGTTAGAGACGGTGGAGCTGCCGTCTTCACCTGAACCGTATAAGGGGTAGTCATGTCGCAAGGTAGAGTAGAGCTGGGTCAGGTCATGGTTTCAACGACCGAAAACCGTGGCCATGACGTTGAGTTTTGGGCAACGGAGACAACTAAGAAGATTTTAGGTATATCAGCAGAAGCTGAGCCGCACATTCGATTGCAGGCTGAGGCTTTCCGCAACCATATTTATGCGATAATCTTGGCAGGAATGAAGAACGCTATTGCTTCTGACAGGGTAACCATTCGCGGTTTGCTTGCTTCTCAGGGGCATGAAGACATGGCAAAGATAATCAAGGAGCTTTGATATGGCCATCACCTCTGCAATCCCTACTAGCTTCAAGCAAGAGCTTTTGGTTGGAACTCACAACTTCACAGCATCTACCGGCGATGCTTTCAAGCTTGCGCTCTACACGTCAAGCGCAACCTTGGGTGCTGCTACGACGGCATTTACGACCACGGGGCAAGCGAGCGGCACCAACTACACTTCGGGTGGCGCGACGGTTACCTCCGTAACTCCAACCACTTCTGGCACGACTGCGGTTTGTGACTTTGCTGATCTAACCTTCGGCACGGCTACCATCACTGCGCGAGGGTGCATGATTTACAACGACGATCAGTCCGACAAGGCCGTTGCGGTTATAGACTTTGGTGGTGATAAAACCAGTACGGCGGGTGATTTCACCATCGTCTTCCCTAGCCCTACGGCTACCGGCGCGATCATTCGGCTGGCGTAATGGCTCATGCCGCTACAAACACTAGAGTTTCAACCGGGCATCGACAAGGAGGGCACCGACTACTCGGCTAAAGGCGGATGGGTAGACGGTAACCTCGTTAGATTCAGAAAGGGTCGTGTCGAAAAAGTAGGCGGCTGGCAAAAGCTCGGCTCAAATTATTACCTTGGCACAGGCCGAGCCCTTCATTCTTGGATCAGCCTTGGCGGTGTGCGCTACCTCGGCGTTGGTTCAACCTTCAAGTATTACATCGAGGAAGGTAACACTTACTACGATATCACCCCGATCAGAGCAACCACCGCCGCTGGTGATGTCACGTTTGCCGCAACGGACGGCTCGTCAACCATTACGATTACCGATACTTCTCACGGCGCGGTGACCAACGACTTCGTGACGTTCAGCGGAGCTGTCAGCCTTGGCGGTAACGTGACGGCAGATGTTTTGAATCAGGAATACCAGATATCACTGGTTACTGGCACAAACACCTACGAGATAACCGCCAAAGATACGTCTGGCGCGACAGTCACAGCTAACGCATCGGACAGCGGCAACGGCGGTTCAAGCGTAGTAGGCACTTACCAGATCAATGTAGGGCTAGACACTTTCGTCAAATCGTCTGGCTGGGGCGTAGGCACTTGGGGTTCTGGTGGGTTTGGTTCTGCATCCTCGATCAGCGCGGTAAACCAACTCAGACTGTGGACGCACGACAACTACGGCGAGAACCTGATCATCAACCCTCGCGGTGCAGGCATTTATCGCTGGGTTGAAAACAACGGTACAAGCGTCAGAGCGTTGGAGCTTTCTGGTATCAGTGGCGCGAACCTTGTGCCTACCGTTGCGCTTCAGGTCATCACCTCAGAGACAGATAGGCATCTGGTGGTGCTGGGTGCAGATCCGATATCAGGCAGCAGCAGGACTGGGGTCATTGACCCGATGTTAGTGGCTTTCTCAGATCAAGAGAACGAGCTGGACTTTGAGCCAACAGCGACCAACACGGCTGGCTCTTTACGCCTATCTTCTGGCTCTTTTATTGTTGGCGGTATCAAGTCTCGACAAGAGATCTTGATTTTCACTGACACCAGCCTCTACAGCATGAATTTTATCGGGCCACCGCTGACGTTTGCGATCAACCTGATCAACGAAGGGTCTGGCCTGCTATCGCCAAAATCTGCGGTAAACGCGCCAAACGGCGTGTTTTATGCCAGTAAAACTGGCTTCTATTTCTACAGCGGATCGGTGAAGCGCCTGCCCTGCACGGTTCAGGAATATGTCTTTGAAGACCTAGATTTAGGCCAAGCCTTCAAGTGTCATATGGGCGTTAATACCGAGTTTAGCGAGATATGGTTCTTCTACCCAAGCATTGAAGACGGCACTGGCGAGATCAGCCGATACGTCATTTACAACTACGAGGAAAACCATTGGTCTGTAGGCAGCTTGATTCGTTACGCATGGCTTGACGCAGGCATAGAAGATCTACCGTATGCCACCGCAACGAGCAGCTCTCAGCAATGTGTTTTTGAGCACGAAACTGGTTTTGATGATTACGAGGATGCGATGACTGGCGTTTTCATTGAAAGCGCCGATTTAGATATTGGCTCTGGCGACTCGTTCACCTTTGTTAAGCAGATCATCCCCGACATGAAGTTCGTCACTGAGACGGGTATAAGCGTCAATCCTGCAATGAACATTGTGCTGAAGGGTAGAGACTACCCCGGTCAAAGCCTGACAACCGACTCCACTACGCAGGTCACGCCAACCAGCACGTTTGGCAATGTGCGTACAAGGGCACGGCAAGTTGCTTTTCGGTTTGAGAGTGATGATGACAACGCGGCTGCTGACCAGAAGGGCTACAAGTGGCGGCTTGGATCGACTCGTATTGAAATCCAGCCCAGCGGTAGGCGCGGATGAGCAAGCTGCTTGAGACAAGGTTGCCGTTTTCTCAAGGCGATTCTGTCAGTTCTGACACCTTTAACCGACTGATTCGCATCTTAGAATTGAACCTTGGCTCGGTTGATTTCACGATATCCCCACACTTTAACGCGACTGAAATCAGTCAGCTTCAGTTTGCAACAGGTAGTATAATCTTCAATACTACTAACCAAATACACCAAGCGTTTGACGGCACTGCTTTTCGAGATCTGTATAGCCATCAAACTTATCCAACGGGACTAGCGATCACCGCTGGCGTTGGGGCTGTCACTGTGAGTACACCGTAATGGATGCAATGCTACAGAGTCGAATTCAAAACCTGATTGGCGGCGATATGCCAATGGGTGTTGAGCAATATGCAGAGGGCGGTGATGTAGACGCGCCTGACGCAACCACCACCGAAATGCAGATGATGCAGATGCAGGCAGAGCAGGGCGTGATGGAAGGTGCAGAGGAAGACCCAAACGCATCGCTTGAGGAATACATCAACGCGCTCATGATGGAGCGTGATGCCACGCAAGACCCCTCAGAACGTGCTCAGATTGAGCACATGGCTGAAGCCGCAGCACTATCTACCGAAGCGCCTATGTCTGCTCAAGCGTTTGAGATTGCAGCTCAAGGCCGAGGTGAAGACACGGCGCTTGCGCATTTACGGCCCGGCGAGGTGGTTTTGCCACCTGAAATGTTTGAAGACGCGCAGTTTGAAGCGATGGTCGAAAACCGTTTCAACGAGCTAGACCTTGACCCTGAAGCACACGTTGTTGGTTTGGGTATCGCAAGCTTGAACCCGATTACTGGATTGGAAGAGTTTGGCTTTTTCAAAAAGCTTGCGAAGGGTGTAAAAAAGGTTGTCAAAAAAGTCGTTAAGCCGGTTGCAAAGATTGCACAGTTTATACCCGGCCCTTGGCAACCGATTGCTGCACTGGCAAACAAGGCATTCACGGTTTATGACGTAGCCAAAGGCAGGGCCAACCCGCTTAACCTGTTGACTGTGGCAGGGCCGCTGGCGACTGGTGGTGGTCTGACCAAAAACATCGGTGACATTACAAAGGCAGGATCTGGCAGTTTTATTAGTGGTTTGGGCAAAGGGTTGGCTGGCGCTGGTTCTGGCATATCCAGTGGTATTGGTAGCTTAATCAAAAACCCTATCGGCACTTTCACCGGCTCAGCGCCGGGTGGCGGCATACCGGGTTTATTTAAGAGCGCCACAATAAGCGGCCAAGCCAAGTTGAGTGATGAGGACATTCTCGGACAACTGAGATTGCAATCGTCACCTGATGTTGCGGCAACGATTGAGCAAATGACCTTACAAGGTTCCTCGGCGGGAGATATCTTAAAAGAACTAGGAGTTCCATCCGCCAGCTTCTTAAACCCACAGGGCGGTATTGCCTCTCTGTCTGGGAATCAAACTGCCTATTCAAGATTGAGCAATTTCTTGGGCGGCGGAACACCCGGTCAAAGCCGGATCGGGATGATCGAGGACTTTTTGAAAGGCAGGCCGTCAGACCCAGTGCGACAAGGATCAGGGCTGGGGAGCTTTCTTAGCGGCATGACTGGTGGCCAAGGCGGATTAGGCGGCTTGGGAACATTGGGCGCTATCGGCGCTGCTGGCTTGCTTGGCAAGCTGGCTTATGACGAAGCCAAAAATAGAAAGGGCGTAGCCTTGACTCCGCTCACTCAAGAGGGATCAACTGGCCGATACAACATTGAAGCCGAGATTGCACGGCGCACGGGCCAACCTGCACCTAACCCTGTTGAGTACGGTTTGTTACCAACGGGAACAATACCCACGCTAAGTGGTGGTAGACCAACCCCAAGAGCCGAAGAAACGCAGCAGCCAGTGATGACCGCACGGTATGGCGGCGCTGTCATGCCAATGGCTTACGCCAAGGGCGGTAACGTAGCCACAGAAGACTTTGAGCGCATGAACGGTGGCATCAACGGCGAGGGCACAGAAACCAGTGACGAT